CCTGATTTTGCAAAAATGTTAGTAGACCTAAAGGGATTCTTTGCAGATACTCTTAGCAAGGCTACAGAGGCAAATGCAGTACAGGTTTCAGAAATCAAAGAAACTGTAGAGACTTTTAGCAAGGGCGTAAATGCTCAAATTACAGAGTTAGCAGAAAAGCACAGTGCACTTAGTGCCGCTGTCACAGAAATAAAGGGCACCATTGATGGTGTTCAAAAGCGTGTAGATGCCGTAGAAGGCGATACAGCAATTAAAAAGTCCTCAGACCTTGGCGGGTCTGTTGTACCAGCAGTAAACAAATCAAAATGGAACGGTTCTTTCCTCGGTTCCGTAAACGAAATATTTAACTAGGGTAGGTGAAATAAAAATGAGTAATGAAACATTAGAAAAAGCAATCGCAGCAGGCACAACAGCTACAGCTGGATTCGCATCATCAACTGGAGCAACAAGTGGAACACACGTAGCAGCTGAGGCTGGCAACGGTGGTCTTCTTAATCCAGAACAATCAGCTCGCTTCCTAGACTATATGTTCGATTCAACCGTAATTGGAAAAGTCGCACGTACAGTTCGAATGAAGTCAGACACAACAGAAATTGATCGTATGTCAGTAGGAGAGAAGCTTGTTAAGCTTGCATCCGAAGGAGACAATACAGGTGTTAACTCAGCTGTAACTTTCTCAAAGATCTCTTTAACAACAAAGAAGCTACGCATGGACTGGGAGCTTTCAACAGAATCACTAGAAGATAACATCGAGGGTGCAGATCTAGAAGATCACATTGCACGTTTGATGGCGACACAAGCAGGAAATGACATCGAAGATGTTATTCTTAACGGTGACGAATCTCTAACAAGCGATGCTCTTTACAAGTCATTTAATGGTGTTGTAAAGAAAGCTAAGACCTCTGGTCGTGTAGTAGATGCAGCAGGAGCTAATATCTCCCGTGCTGTATTCAACTCAGCGCTTAAGGCTCTTCCACGTAAGTACAAGCAACGTCGTACAGACCTTCGCTTCCTTGCAGGATCAAACTTGATCCAAGATTACTTATACTCTAACTCACAGAACGTTCAGAACGTTACTCCACAAGATATTGCCTCTGGCATTATCCGTGGTGATGTTCCTGTTCTAGGAGGTCCTGCAGGATATGTAGCTCCATACGCATTTGGTATTCCAATCGTTGAAGTTCCACTTCTTCCAGAGACACAAACTGGTACATACGCAAGTCCATCAGGATCACACGGAGATGTCCACTTGACATTCCCTAACAACGTGGTAATTGGTGTAAAGCGTGACGTAACAGTTTACCGCTTCTTCTGGCCACGTAAGGACTCAATCGAGTACACAATGTATACTCGTGTTGGCGTTCAAATCGAGCAGGCAGACGCTTGGGTAGTTGTAAAGAACGTTAAGGTTGCTTCCTAATTAGGAATTAATCTCAGAGAGGCCCCCAATTAATTTTGGGGGCTTTTCATTTTAATTATACAATGCTATAATGGATTTACCTAGAAAAAGGAGTAATAAATGTCTTTTGACACATTAAAGGTCGGAGAACTAAAAGCAATTGCAGAAGATTTTGCAGTTGAAACAGAAGGACTTAAGAATAAGCAAGACATAATCGCAGCATTATCAGAAGAGGGTGTTACATACGAACTGTATGCCAAGACACTAAAAGATATAGAAGATGCAAAAGAGGAAATTGAAGTCCTTCCAGTATTTGATCCAAAGGCAGAGCGTACAGAAGATACTGTACTAGTTAGAATGACAAGAGCAAACTTTAGGTATGATATTTTGGGCCACACTTTTACACAAGAACACCCATTTGTAGCAATGCACAAAGATTCTGCTCAAGAAATTTTTGATATAGAGGAGGGGTTTCGTTTAGCCACACCAAAAGAAGTACAGGATTATTACGGCTAATCTTAACAACACAAAATGGAAATTATAGTAGGAACAAATGCTCCAGTAAAGCAAAGAGTCTTTTGGAAAGGCGGCATATCTAGAGCAGATTCACTTCCAACAGTTAAGTTTTATGACATAACTGAAGACCCAGCAGTTGCTCCATCTATTAATCCAGTCACTATTCTACACACACAAACAGCAGAAGAAGTAGACACAGACTTTGGAGTATACAGCGTATACCCGCCACTGACTCTTACAAACAGACCTAGATCATTAAAGTTGGTATGGGAATATCAGGTTGACGGACAGTTAGTAACAAAAGAACATAAGATTTTTGTTGTAACTCCATACGCAGATTTAACGCAAGCAGCAGATGCATTAGGGTTTGGATTTGATCAGTCGGACCCAAATTATAAAACATTTGCTGACCTAGTTGCTGCAGAGCGATATGCTAGAAAGTTAATTGAAAATTATACTGGACAGCAGTTCCATTTATATGATGATGTAAATATTGTTTATTCAACTGGAGCAGATGTTTTACCATTGCCTCAAAAAATTAACCAGTTACACGAGCTTTATTTAAATGACATGCTTTTGGTTGACACCATTAACAGTATTAATAATTTAAACATGCCAGTTTCCATATCTGAAAGTGGATTTGGGTTAAGAGTGGATAGATCAAACGCCTTAGACAATGTAGTATATTACGCAAATGGCATGATTCCTCCAAGCATTAATGATAGCGGAAGAGGTATATTTGTAAATGGCGGAACATACAGAGTTGCTGGTAGATATGGCTGGAATAATGTTCCAGACGAAGTAGAGCTTGCATGTATAGAATTAATGAGAGACTTTTTTTCTAAAGACAAAGAGTGGCGCAATAAATACATAAAGAGCATACAGACATTTGACTGGCAGTTCCAATACGACACATCAGCATTTAGCGGCACAGGAAATAACTATGCAGACCAGCTATTGCTACCATACGTTACAAATAAGATGGTAGTTATTTAACATGAACAATCTGGTCGATTCTATTTTCAATATGAAAGTAGATATATATATGCAAGAAGATTATCAGGATCCAAATACTGGTGCCATTAAAAAGTCTTGGATATATGAAAAGACACTTCCTTGTTTTGCAAAAGGAATTATATCTAACTCATCTTCTGCAAGAAGCGGAGACAATAGGTCTATATCAATTAAATATGAAAACACTCAAACTATAGAAATTAGAACACAAACACCAATTACATATAGACAAAAGATAACTAACATTAAAGATTCCTCTAATAATGTAATATGGTATGAATTGAATTACCCAAATGATACACCCACAGTTTTTGAGATAGTAAGTTCAACACCAATTACAGATCCGTTTGGAACACTTATGGCATATAACTCAATTGCCAAAAGGTCGGAGAACCAGATAATTGGAGACTAACGGAGTAGCACTACTACAAGCGGCGTCTGGCCTAGAAAGATTAATGGTCGGCTCATCTGCTGCTGGAGTTGTTAAAGATAGTAACGTAGCACAGATATCTGCATTTTTATATTACCAGGCAAATGTAGCAGCAAAACTTACGGCAAATAAGTCCTTTCAAAGACTTTTTAAAACTACAATATTTAATCAAATAGATAAAGACTTCGGGCTATTTATAGACTCTCAAGCACGTACAAAGCCAAAATCATTACACCATGTATATGAATGGAATAAAACTGGTCAGACTACTGGTAGACTATTTAAACTAAATAGAATGGATTCAGTTGGACTTTCATTTAAAATTAATTATGATTTAAAATTATCTAAATCTTCCGTGCCTACAAAAAATAGAAAACAGAAGAGCAGATACGTTTTTGCAAATAAAGCTGCGGTAATGGAAAAAGGTATGCCAATTACAATCAGACCAAAATCAGCTGAAAGGCTGGTATTTGAAATTGATGGAGAAGTTGTATTTATGCCAAAGGGTAAGTCAGTTACAGTAAGAAGCCCAGGCGGTAGAGCATCTACTAATCAATTCAATCTTGCATACAGCAGATATTTTAGTGGACCCATGGTATCTCATTCTATAAAAGCGTCTGGATTTCAAAATATATTCGGATCCAAATTTGAAAAAGCAATGAGGGTTCCTTCTTCTATATCCAAGGTGCGTTATTCTTTTAGTCCAGGTACAATTAGACTACAGGCGGACTCAGCATTAACTGAACAATTTGGAGG